AACGTAACTAAGCCCATTTGGAGCGTAAGCTCTGTATATCTTAACCATGTGTCAATAATGGGCAAATAGCTATTCACAGTCAATCCTCAATCACTCGAAACGTAAGCCCTTTGACCTCATAGAAGTCAGGCAGGTTTTGAGCTACCATCTCTTTCAGTTCAAACTCGGTGCCGTCTCGACCTTGCTCGGTACTTTCAAGAATCATTGTTTCAAAGTTATTTGGACTTGCAACATCTTCCATGAACTCAAGCTTTGCCTTTGTGATGCAAAACTCCATGAATGACCTCAAGTCTTGAAGCCCATTCGGGTTGTTTGCAATCACCTTGTCATCCATTGGAAGGTCAGTTGAAAACATGATCGAACATTTCATGTAGGATTCGTCACCAAAGGTCACCACCTCAACCGCTCCAGTGGCCGTTTTCCGGACTGTACTTTCAGACTTTTTCTTTTTGTTTGATGAAGGCGTGTAGTCTTGAAGCCAGAATTGTGGTTGGAATGATGAAACAACCGGGGCGTCCCCAGTGTAACTTGATGCACCTGTAAGATCGACAAGACCTGTGAATCCAATTTGGTCCCATGCTTGATTCGCACCGAGGGTTCCTGATTGAATCAAAGCATTCCAAGTGCCTGTCGCTGAAATGGTCAAAGACCTTGTGGATCTGTCAGGTGTGACGGTGTATCCAAGTGCGCCTGCCGCGTTGAATGCGTTTTGAACCATCACTGCACCTTCAGTGAACGAGTATGATCCAGCTTGAAGTTCAACAGTTAGCTCAAGAGCGCCTTCATCAAAGTTAAGGAAACGATTGTCGTTGTCGATGATGAAGCCATAATAGAATTTCGAGAAGACATCCAAAGCCATCTTAAGTCACCCCAACCAATGTCTGCCCGCCGTTTGTGTCGAACTGTTCTTTGATTATTTCAACAATTTCAAGACCGGTCTGACGACGATCCATCACATTGCCTTGAATGTTCACAGCGATCTGCGTGCCTGGCTTTACGTTTTCAAGCTGTGATCCATCTGCGGCACCACCAAGATTCGCTGTTCCACCGTTTCCAGATACACCACCACCTGCGGAAGCTGTGCCTGCAGCGGTTTCCCCGCCCTCACCCATAGCTGACAACGCGCCACCTAGTACAATCAAGCCAAGGCCTGCTGCGACTGCGGCGGCACCTGACAAGCCGAAAACTGGCATGATTGGACCAAGAGCCTGAAATCCTAGACCCATGACAACCAAAACTGATCCAACTTGAATAGCCATTGCTCCAATTGCTGCAATGACTGCTTTGCCCATTGCTTCAAATCCGTTTTGGTTTTTCACTAACGCTTTTCCAAGCCCAGCAAACGCATTTGTCAGGCCGTTTACTATTCCAACCTGAACTGCTCCACGCATTTTTGCTAATGTTTTATTTTCCTCTTCAGCAACGTCTCGTACTTTTTGTGAATATTTTTTTTCAAGCTCTTCTAGAGCAAGCTTTTCATCTTCTTTGTCTTTAAGCCCAGCATCTGCATATCTCTTTTTTATTTCTTTCTGTTCCAAAAGATATTGTTCAGTAATAAGCGAAAGTCTTTGGCCTTTTGATCGTTCAAATTGCTCTTCTGTTTGAGCGTTTTGCATCATATTTTGTGCATTTGCTTGTGCCATCTGAATGCGTTGCATGTCCAGCTGTTGGCGTTGAGCCGCCAAGGCTTCCTGTTGAACCATTAAATTGGCATTCGCTTGCTGTTCAGCGCGACTTGCATTTGTTACAGCTTGGGACCGTCTCATCTGAGCCATTCCAAGCTTTTCTTCTTCTTCCCTCAACGCCTGAATTTCTGAACGGTATTGAGCAATCTTTTCTTTGTCAAAAGGTTGAGCCGCAAATGTCTTCTGTCGATCAATCAAAAACTGAAGGTCTTGATCAATGAGTTGGATCTGACTTCGGATGTCCTTCAGCTGTTGCTCTGGCGTTTGGGCCGCTGGCTTCAAAAGCAAAGCAAGTCTGTCGGCAGCTTGAGCAAGGAAGTTGTTTGATGCTGCAGCTGCAGGGCCAATGGTTGCGTCAATGTAAGCCGCCGCAGCGTCACGAAGCGTTCCATACGATGTTGCAAGACGCTTTGCTGAATCGCTGTTCTTTTCGGTCGCTATGTTGACGCCTTCAAATACTGCGGCAGATTTTTCCGCAATGGCGTTTGCAATGGCCTGTTGTCGCCCGGTCTCATTCAAGAATTGAGACGCAACACCAAGGCTCTTTGCATAGGCGTCAATCGCTTCTTTGGAATCAATGAACAGTCCAAGCTGACGAAGTGACCTTGTGTTGCCGGTGATGATCGCTTGATTCAGAGCCTCATAGGCTTGGACCGTATCAACACCAAATGCCACACTTGCTTGGCGAGCGATTTCAAAGTTCTTTGACAATGTAGACGCTGAAATTTCAAGCGCACCAAGAGTAAGATTTGACGACTTCAAGACTTCGTCTAGTCCAACCAATCCTCTTGATGTTTCGATGAATGATTCGCGAAGTGCAGATGCCGATGCACCGCCTCGAGCTGCAAGGTTATCGAATTGAGAGTTGATGGCCTTGATGTCGTCAACAATCCTAGATGATGCGCTTGTTGCCGCAAACAATCCACCAATCGCTGCAGCCGCGGCACCAACTGGAATTGCAACGGACCTTGCCGCTGATGCCACCTGGCCAAATCTAGATCCCAGTGTAGTTAGAGCGTCACCAGCGTCTTCAGCGGCTTTTTCTGTACCCTTGCCAACAGATCCTTCGGCGGTTTTCTTGAAGTCTTCCGCAGACTTTTTGAGTCGCAAAAACCCTTTTTGAGCCGACCCGTCCTCTAGGACTACTTCAATTTCAACTACACCATCAGCTGCCACGTGGTTTCACCTTTGCACCTGTGAGTTTCGCAACAATGTTTTCCATGTTGACTGGCTCTTTTCCGGCATCACTGAGTTTAGGATTCGCAAGCTTTTGAATGTCCTTGTGAACCCTAGATCTAGTTTCTTTTTTAAACATGGGCCACGAGGCGACCTGGAATGACAAAAGCATCTCTTGAGCTTCAACAGCAGTCATGGCTTCCCAATATTCATTGAACGTCACAAGCGCCATGTCTTCAATTTCCCTGTCAGTCCAGCCATAGAACCTCGCGGTCTTTGCTTTCCTTATGGCCCAGCTACTAATTCCTTTTTTTTTGAAAACGCCGAAGCAAGATGTTTTGAGAGCTCAACATAGTGCTCAAGCTCCATTTGCTCCAACGAATCACGGAATGATTTTTGGGCCTCTTCATCAGTCTTGAAGGTTTCGTCTTTGACCGCAAGGCCAGACAAGAGCTCAAGACTTTCAAAAAAAGCTTGGTCGTCTGACAGCTTTTCTTTTGCCTTTTGAGCCGCAGTCCTTGCGTCCCTGACAGTTTGTTGCCTTAACGTGAACCATGTTCCGTAGAGGCAAACGCGCTCGACTGAGCGCTTTACTTCAAATGACACGAGTGTCCCCCTTTAATATTAAGCTCCAGGAATCAATTGAGTCCAGTCACCGTATGCCCAGTGTTGGATCTCTTCTGGCTTCTCTGAATCAATGTAGGTCTTAAAGGTCACAGCGATAGTGTTGACCTCTTCGCCTGAGAAAACCATTGTTTCCGGCATTGCCATTGCTTTCCAGAAGCAAAGATCGCGGCTTCGGTCTGCGCCCATTGTAACGGGGTGCAATACAAGTCTGCGAGCTTGGATGATGGTGTTTGTTCCTTGAAGGTTTGTGCCCCAACCGAACAACTCAGTGCCACCGCTTGGTGTGTGTGATCCACCGTTAACTGTTGCGAAGACCTCTTTGATTCGGTCAACATTGGTCTCTTGCATGGTCAAAGACACTTCAGCACTGGTTCCCATCCTGAGCTCGGCACGTAGGGAACTCCCGGTCTGATGGCTTTTGATCTCCAAAAATGCGGACTCAAAATTGCTCTCTACATTTCCCGAAAGGAGCCCGCAATCAAGGTATCCACCTTGCTGACACTGAGCGAATGTGAATCCAGTTGAAGCTGTTCCATCGAATACCTTTTCAACGTCTGCTGCACCGATGTTTGTGATGTAAACTTTGTCGTCAGTTGCAGATGATTCAAACAACAATCCGCCACCAACGGCATCAATTGCGGCAGCTGTAGCGGTTGCAACAGCAGAGGCAGATGCGTTTGCAGCGATAGTCACAGGAAGAGCTGTTCTGCCTGCTGGAGCTGGATCAACTGCTGATGCTCCGCCAGTTACTGTGTACCAAACGTAGTACTTAGTAAGATTAGAGGCTTGGATTCCGAACCATTTGTTTTCCAAAGATTCTGCAACGTCTGCAACACAAGTGACTGTGCCTTGCTCTTCGATTTCCCAGGTGACATTTACTGGTTCAATCCTGATATTGCCTGTTCCTGTATCACAACTCATTTTTCCCCCTTAAGGTTTTTTTAAATTCCTATGTTCAAAATTACCCGGCATCTGAAAACACAAGTCGCGACAATCGCGTTGTCATTCTCAAGATTCAGGGGCGTTGGCACCATACTTAAAAATTCTATGTTCTTGATTCCTGCGGTCAATCTGTTTGATGCGGTCAAGCAAAGGCAAAGCACATGCTGGACCTCTGTCAAAAGCTCTTCCTTGATGGCCTTCGGAGTCTTGTATCCCTTTCGGAACAGTCTGACAGTCACATCCATGCGGGTTTCAAGAACAGTCTGGGTGATTCCTTCCCCAGTCAGGTCTCCAGTTTCAATCTGAAAACCATGGTCCAGGATGTCTGAAGGAATGTTGTCGAAGGCAAATGGCTCATCCCAAAGGGTCCAGCCAAGCTCAACAAGTTTGTCCTCAAAATAAGGTGTGACCAGATCAAGACTCATCTGCGATAGACCTCAATGGCTTGGAAAGTGATCCATTCATCCCGGTCAATGATGCCATCACCGTTCCAATCAAACTTGAAATAAGATCGATGTCTGGACTTTTGGGCACGCTCTTTGTACTCAGCCGCCTTTTTAGAAAAGATGTCTTCAGTGGAATTTGAATTGGTTTTGAAAATGATGAATAAGCTCATGTATGTGGCCCATTCACGCACCTCTTCAAGATCAACAATTGCGGCCTCAGTCAGCTTGTTGCCTTGAGAATCAAGCACGCCAAACTCTTCAAGGTCCTTCATGATCATGCGCTTGGCTCTGCGAATGACATCCTTGTGAG